GGTGTCGGTAGAGGTATACAAGATCAAATGTACGGCGCCCAATTTGATGCTGCTAAAAGAACGGCTAGGGAACCGTGGCAACGTATGAGTCTATGGCAGAATATGATGCAGGGTATGATGCCACAAACAAGATCTCAAACTACATGGAATCCTATGGCCTCTCCGTTTGATCCTTTGAGAGGACTTGCCAGTATCCTTGGACTTAATCTTCCCGGTTGGGCAGGCGGAGGCGGTTAATGAACTGGAAAAATAGACAAATGTTCTCCGACCGTGAACACGGAATCGTGTCCGGTCTTTCTCCTATTAATATGGTGAACGGTGGCAGTGTACCTATGCCAGGGTATGAAGACGGAGGAACTGTAGGTCAAGCATTACGTGAAGGATTTACCGAACCAATGCAGAATATTGCTCAAACCCTAGGAGCAGGAGTGGCTGGTGCTACAGCAGGGTCTTTATTAGGTCCTGCACTATTTGAAGGAGATGAAAAACCTTCAATCAACGATGAAGTAGCAGAACTCGCAACTAAAATGGGAATTAGTATTCCTCAAGCGCGTGCTATGGTCCTAAATAGAATGATAAAACAAAGGGGCTTAACCCTTTCTCCAGACATCGTTAATCAATTTGCTGTGGGATTAATTTCTCTACACGATGCTTTAGCACAAGCGCTGGGTCCACCTAAACCTATACCAGGTATGCAGGGCGGTGGTCTTGCTATGGATTTATTTGAAGAAGGTGATCAGGAAATTAATGAAGCTTTAAACATGATGTCAGGGAGCGTTAGTCCTCCGTTATCGGACATAGGACCAACGGCACCCACAGGACCTATGCTCGAAGAAACTATAGACGAAGAAACAGCGATCATGGACCAAGGATATGGTGAATATCAGGTTGAATTACAGTCTTTAAAAGAGACATTTAAAGATGAAATAAGATCCTATGTCGCTCAAGCTGGGACCACGGACTTAGGTAAATACCTAAAAAATATGAACATCACTTACACTAACGAATTGGATAAATTAAAGCAAAAGTACAATGTAGAAATAGAGGATCCTAACGATAAGTTATTAACTTCAGATTTCATTGAAGAAATTATGAGTGCTGTTAATCCACAAGAAATAACTCAGATACCGGAAATGAATGGTGGCGGTATAGTTGAAAGTATTAAAACAAAAGAAGATTTAGCAAAATACGGTATACCATTAACCATAGACGTTTGGTTACCTATGTCAAAAAGCCAAAAGGAAGCTTGGTTATATTCTGAGGTTGCTAAACAGGCAATGGGTGCGGGTAAGGGTGCCCTTGATACAAACAGATTGGATCAACTCTTAAAAGATAGAAAAGCGCTTGCCAGACAAATAGGCGAAGCAGCGCGTAGTAGTCATTCGTCCTATTTACCAAGAATACTACACCATGGAGCAGCCAAAAGTGTGGGCGAACTCGCTGAAGCAGGGGCCATGGATAAAATACTGGCAGATCAAATCGCAACAGAAGGAGCCTTATTAGGTTCTGGAGGAACTACCGGTCGATTTAAAGAACCTGCTGATGTTACGTCAGCAAAGATATTAGGAGTGGACGAAGATCTTTATGATACCAGTTCAATGTTTACTGCTAGAGTTAAGAAATTAGAAGCAGAGTTTGCTAATTATCCAGATGAACAGGCTATTATTGAATTTGCAGATCAAGGAGAACTTCCACCTTATAATACTTATCGAAGGAAAAAGTTAATGGGTAGTACACCTGTAGATTGGATCACTTTTTACAGAGCCAGCAAAGCACAAATAAAAGACTTACCCGATAAACCAACTGATAGGGAGGCTTATGTTGAAGCACTGTTGCAAATTTTAGAGGACTGGAAAGCTCTTCCTAATGCTTAGAACATGTTATGCCACTTACAGAACAAGAATTACTTGACTATATTAATAGAGGAACTCTCCCTACTACAGAAACACCTGTCATAGAGCCTCCACCCCCTGTTGAGGAAGATGAAAAGGATCGCTCTTTTTCTTCAGCTTTTTTTTATGGCTTAGATATGCCCTTAGAAAATATCGGTGAGACTTTAAATATACTAGGAGCAAAGGATGCCAGTAAATGGATTAAGGAAATTACTGAATCACCTGAGAATTATGTCTCTGCTACTGAAGAATTTATGAATCTACAGGATCCAGATTTTTTTAGTCAACGATTTGGAAAAGGTCGAATGGCTAGGGCAATGGTAGAACAGTCTGGACAACTAATAGGCTCCTTGGCAACTCGATTAGCAGGAATAGGGGTTATGGCACTTCCAGTTCCGGGTGCCCGTCCAGTAGGAGCAGCCATGGCTATAGGCGGACCAGGTGTATGGGAATTTGTCCAACAGCTAGGCCCTATTGTGCAAGAACGCTTACGTAAAGACGGACGTGAAGGACAAGAACCAACGTGGAAAGATTGGACAATAGCAGCAAGTTCTGGAGCGTTATCAGGAGTGTTAAATGCCTTTGGTATTAGGAATGTAGGTACATTAAATCGTGAGTTTGTAAAATCCGTTGCTAAAGCTGCTGGACAAGAAGCAATAACCGAAGCGACACAGGAAGCAGTAACGGAAGTGGGATCTGGTATATTAACTGAAGAAGGTTTGCCTCCAGCTAGGCAGATTGCAAAACAAGCTTATGGTGCTGGATTAATAGCGGGACCGACGGCTGGAGGAGTGCAAGTCCTTACAAGTCCTATTGCCAAACTAACACAAGAAAAACAGATTACACCGATCACTAAAGATGAATTAGATCAAAAAGTAGAGGAAGAAACACAAAGACGAATTGCAGCTTATGGTGACTTAACCGATCTTAACCCTGATCAATTAGAGGATATAATTGAAGATTTGGGCTATACAAGAAGAAAGTTGCCGGGAGAAGATAGGGAATCGTTAGCCAATGAAGTACGAAGCTTTACGAAGCAATCTGTTCTTGAAGAATTTATAGAAGAAGAACAAGCGAAAGCAATTGGTTCTGTAGTTGTAGAGCCAACAATTAGAAGAGAACAACTAGAAAGATTTAACGCTATGTCTCCTGAAGAATTAGCTACTTTTGTTGAGGAGCAGATAGGCCTAGAGAATTATGGGGAATGGGCAAACAACCAAGGAATTTTAAGCTTTAATCCAGATATAAGTGCAGCGAATAACTATCAATCAGACAGAGAAGCTTTAGCCTCCTATGAAACAAGTCGAATTATAAGGGATGCTTTAATGCCCTTTAAGTTAGATCGAAATTTTATAGAAAATTACACGAAAGAATTGGTCGAAACACAGAGTAGAGAGCAACTATTAGATTTGGCAGCGGGTATGCACACTGCAATAGGTCGAGATGTTGAAGCACTTAGCAGGCCTCAATTAGAGAAAATGACTAATGAAGGAATAGCCACAGAAATAGCTGGAATGAATGCGATGATAGAAAATCAACGAGAGAAGTTCAGAGATCTTGATCCAGACCAATACATGACTGTAAACCTTGAAGAAGAGGACTTAGCAGGTCCTTCTCCATATACAAGAATGTTAGAGAAAGGAAGTAATGCTAGAAGTGCTGTTGTTGAAACCGCAGAAGGGATTCCTATTAATTATATTAGAAACTCTCTGCAAGGTAGGCAAGGAGATAATATTATTCCAAAAGAAGGTGACACTTTGGTTGTGGCTGAGCAACAAGCAGATGCTAGGACGGAAGCTTTATTTGAGGATGGAACCATTACAGTCGGAGAACCTATAGCTAATATTGGTCCAGATTGGCTTATAACAAAGATGGATATACCAATGGGTACTTTTCCAACTTTTGATGATAAGTTCTTCAACAAGATGTTGGGTCAAATGTCTATTTGGGCTCAGCCGTATGGACCATTGGGATTTGAATTAGGTGAGCGTAAAAATGACCTAGAACGTGAAATCAGAGCAATGAAAAAGATGGCTATCAACTTAGCTTATGAGTATGAAAAAGGAGTAGTAGAAGCCAGAAAACAAGGCTTAATTGAAAATAAAGACGAAGCCGATAGATTAGGAATGGCTTATTTAAGACAACGTGGTACTAAAATTTCACTAGATAAAGAAGCACAAGCACGGGCAGAGAAGGCTTTAGAAGAAGCCAAAGAGGAGTTTAACCTAGAGGACAACATAGAAGCACGGAAAGAAATACAAGAAGAAATTAATGAAATAGAAGAGGTGTTAGAAGGAGTACAAAGAACTCCTATAACACTAGAGCAACTACCTGAGCCATTAGTTAAGCCCCTTGTAAAAATGCGTAAGACCGTAGACTCTTTGACGAAACGCATATTAAAAGAATTTGATAAGACAGGTCAATTAACTCCGGAAATGAAGTTAACATTAGAAAGCCAATTAGGTGAATATCTTACAGGAGGATTTAAGATGTTTGAACCACAATTAGGCTGGAATCCCAGATTTACTAGGCATTGGAATAAAAAAGTGGAAGAACTTTATAAAAGAGCCATAACGCAAGTGCAATATGCGAATAAAGACAATCCATATTTTACTGAACGAAGAGCAAAACGCTTTATAAATGAACTATTAAAACAAGGAAATGCTTCAAACGCCGCTCAATTAGCTAATTTGCCAGGAATACTCACAGCTAGAACCGATAAAATAAATTTGGAGAATCCTGGTAGATTACTTGAAACCCGTGGACGTATTCCTTATGCACTTAAAAAATTAATGGGGGAAATAGACGCACCGGATCAAGCAGCAATCAATTCTATTTCTAGGGTTGCTCAATTAGTTAGTATGATGTCTTTTTATAATGACGCAAGAGAAATAAATGAAAGACCAGGAGAACAATGGTTTAGTCCAGAAAGATTCGGTGACTATCAATTTGAAATAGAGAAGAGTGAAATAAATCCATTGTCGGGATACTACACAACCAAAGCGGTAGCTAGAGAACTTAGTATGCCGACGCGGGATGTATCAAAGTGGCAACAAATTTTTATGAACTATATCTATGATCCAGTTATTGTCCTACCAAAAATGGCTGTGCAACTTGGGATGTTAGTATTGGCTCCCGCCACACAAGCTAGAAACTTTGTAGGTGGGGGTATTATGTA